GGTTTGGGACCAGGGGGTCGTAGGTTCGAATCCTACTACTCCGACCAAGTTTTATTCCCCTTAAGCAAACTAGGTGTAGGCGGCGGACTGTTAATCCGTGAAGCGTGGTTCGAACCCACGAAGGGGAGCCAATTATAAGGAGTGTTAAATATGAGTGACGGTGGCAAAGGTTCAAGTCCTAGACCATATAGTGTATCTCAAGAAAAGTTCGCTAGTAATTGGGATGCAATATTTGGTAAGGATAAGAAATCGAAACAAGAGAAGGCTCTTGATGAGTTGGCTCGAATTTCGGATGAGTTGGGACTCCGCTATGATGATGTGGAGAATCCATTAGTAAAGAAATAATATCTCAGTAGTGTAATGGCAGCACAACGGTCTCCAAAATCGTTTGTGAGGGTTCGAGTCCTTCCTGGGATGCCAATTTAAGGATTGATATGAAAAATTTCGACATTCAAGCGGTAAAAGAATTCTTAAAAAAACAAGGACCAGATACTAAAGTTTATCTTGGTGCAGATTCCGAAAGAGTTCGTGTTGATGGTGTATGGTATGCAGATTATGCTTTGGCTGTCGTAGTTCATATTGATGGCCGTCACGGATGCAAAATCTTTGGTTACGTTGAACGTGAACTAGATTATGACCACAAGAAAAGCAAACCTGCTATGCGTCTGATGACAGAAGTATACAAGGTTTCAGAATTGTTCCAAAGTCTCCAGGACGTTCTGGAAGACCATCATGTTGAAGTTCACTTAGACTTGAACAAAGAAGACATTTATGGTTCATCCTGTGTTGTCCAACAAGCAATTGGTTATATCAAAGGTACATGTAACATGACACCTATGGTTAAACCAGATGCTCCAGCAGCATCATTCTGTGCAGACCGTTTGAAACGTATTCTGGCAGAACAAGAAATGGCAGAAGCATTGTAAGATTAAAGCGGGATTAGTTAAATGGTAGAACGGGACCTTGCCAAGGTTCGGACACGAGTTCGATTCTCGTATCCCGCTCCAGTTTTTAGAATAGTCCGGCACGGACCGAAAGGCCGCACCAAGTATAGCTGGAATTTACCAGTGAACCGGAAAGGAACAGCCGGGTACGGACGTCACGAGGACGATAAGTCCTCACCTATTCTATGGTGGTTATAGTGTAGTGGAAGCACCCGACTCTGTGAAAGTCGTAGTATGGGATCGATACCCATTAATCACCCCAAATTTGCCTGGTTGCGTAGAGAGGTGATACGTCTCCCTTACAAGGAGAGCGATGTTGGTTCGAGTCCAACACCAGGTACCAAATTCGCCTCGACACACGGCGTACAAAAGGACAAATTGTGTGTCACTTGCTCCCATAGTATAATGGCGATTACACATCCTTGGTAAGGATGAGAACCAGGCTCGTTTCCTGGTGGGAGCACCATATTAAAGCACATTCGTGGTTTGATATATTTATAAATTTTAAATTTTTTTGGGGGGTGAGCTAGTCTGGTGATTTCAGCGACTGCCTGAAGAGCAGTAGAACTAGGTTCGATTCCTAGACCTCCCACCATATAAGCCTGAGTGATGGAATTGGTATACGTGCTTGATTCAAAACCAAGATTTTGTGGGTTCAAGTCCCACCTTAGGCACCAATAAAGAATACACTTAACTTATGCGGATGTAGCCGAATTGGTATAGGCAACAGACTTAAACCCTGTAATCTGCGAGTTCGAGTCTCGCCTTCCGCACCACATATATACATGTAGCAGGCTGGTGAAATGGTATCACAGAGGACTCATAATCCTCAATTCCTAGTTCGACTCTAGGGCACTGCAACCAATTACTGCGGGGTTCGTATAGTGGTAATACCTTAGCCTTCCAAGCTAAAGCGAGGAGTTCGATTCTCCTACCCCGCTCCACTTATTTTGTTACTTGATGGAACAAAACTGTTCCAAATGGTACTATCACACACAACATCGAAAAAAATAATAAACAAGTCACAATCATTTCACCTTGTTCTTTTTTTCTTTTTCGTTCATATTCTTCCTGCTCTCTTTGCGCCTTGGCTCTCTCTTTAGCCAACTCGATTCTTTGGCGCATCATGTCTTGATATACTTCACCATTTCCGCTGTAGATTAGTATATCTTTTAGTTCTTTTTCATTGTCTCTAAATGTTTTAGCCGCAAAGGCAATCTCAAGTGCCATCTTGTAGATTTCAGCATTAGACCTTGTTGCTTTTTCAGTTCTTATTTTGTTTGTTGCCATGTACACTTCTGTACTTGCACTATAGAACTTACTGAACTCACCTATTAGTTGGCCAATATCTTGTCCCAGAGCTTTCGCCTTCTTTATAGTATTCACTGCTTGCTGTGCTGTAGTTATTGCTACAGTTATACTGATAGGGTCAAACATCAATCACCTTCGTAGGTTCGTCTTTATTTCTCCATTCTAAAATTATAACTTTTGGTCATAATCATCAATCGTTCATGCTTTATTTGTTGGCTAATGGATTATCAATAGCCTTTTGAATCTTCTGGTCAACTTCTTTTTTGAGCACTTCAACTTCTTTACTGATTTCTCGTCTTGCATCGGCCATTTCTTTGCGAATGGCATTAACTTCTGAACGTGCTTTATCTAAATCCTCACGTATGTCTTTACGTGCTTGTCTCATCTCTTGGTCTGTTTCACGTTGAGCAGTTTTAACTGAACGCTCAATCTGTTCCGTTACAGACTCATTACGGCGAATATCATTCTTCAAATCATTCTTAATGTCTCGTGTGTAGTCACCAGTCTTTTGGTTTGTTTCTTCAATCACAGCCAAACGTTTATCGAATTCAGACAAATCTGGTGCAGAATACTCGGCAATCTTTTTCTTCATTGTCTGATAATCTTTATAAACTTCAAACGCACCATACAAACCACCAAGAGTAGAAGAAACGATTGTAAATGCAACCATCAATTTTGCTGGAGTAAACTCATAACCACCAATGCTGATTACAGTATCTTTACTTGCATACTTTTTTGCGGCCGCTTCAAGTTCATCAACTTTTGCATTCACATCTTTGATTTCTTCCGTCATCTATTACTCCGTTTATTTTTCGAACTTCATATTTCTTAAGTTGCGTAGTTCAAGTTCCAACTTTTCAACTTCCATTCTCTTTTTGGCTAGTTCCATTTCATAAAGTGAACTACAATCAACTCTACCTTTGGGCATACCAATTGGTATAATGATTCGACCATAAACACCAACATTCTTTGCTTGTGGATTATTTGGGTCTGTTGTAACTGTTGTAGTTGTTGATTGATTTTGGTTATTCATCACACCAACAACACCAAATTCAACGTTTACACCAGAACCAATTGCCATCGTACAATCTAAATCACCGGCTCTAAATCTGTCGGATAGGTAACTTCCAGGTGCACTTGGAATTGACAAGTTAAGAGAACCGGTTTGTGCTTCACTTAAATTGCAAAACATCAACAGTGCAATAACGATATAATGTTTCATTTCACTTTTGAGCAAATTTTTGAATATATTACTGAGTTTTGTAAAGCATCTTTTTTAATTTTAGATTCGGTACAAATATATGTAACTCTCTTTAAATCCTCTCTCTTAACATAAACATTAATATCTTTTGTTTGGAGGTATTTTACATTTATGATTTTGTTTTCTGATGCAAATGGTAATGCATTCCAATCAACATCATAAACAGACAACTCATAATATTCAACTTCTTTTCTCTTATTAAACAACTGCATTTTTGTATACACAACACCTTCCATAAACGATTGTTGGAAGGTTGGATATGTCGGCAAAAACTGGTGAGCATTAGCACTCCCACCAATCATCAGGAGAAACATAACAACATAACGAAACATAATATACCTTTACATTTTTAAATTGCGATACAAGATGCAGTTACGATTGCTGTATATGTTCCTGCTGGATATGCTTTGTTGTAACCATAAGTTGCAGTAGATTCCGCTTTAAACCAAACTGAACCTGGAATTGTTAGGTTGATTTCAGTTGTATTGCCAAATACTCTTTTGTTGGTTGAATATATGGACATACCTGCATCTGAAACACGGCCAACATCAACACTTCCTGTCCAAATAACATTGTCTGTCAGTTGTGGTGAAGAAGAAAAAGAGCTTGGTGTTGTGATTGATGCTTTATAAAAACCACCTTGTACAACATCATATCGAACAACTGGCTGTACACCACCATCAGAAGCGGCTGTACTCAATAAACCTGGTGTTGGGTTACCATAAACACCAGAAGTATCAGTGTAAATAACACATCTTGAAGTAACTACACCAGTGATTGGTATATCTGTAGATGATGCTAATATTGGTGCAACCAACATAGCGGCAAGTAATACTTTTTTAAACATTTTCATTTCCTTTTAGTTTTTATAATGTTACCTATTAAATTGTAAATCTACCATTTCTCCATGCAATTTCTCTTGCGCCATCCCGAGACTTCTTGCCTTCCTAGAGTCTGGCAGTTTCTTGTCAACATATTTAATTGTTTCATTATAAGTCCCACCCGGTATATTTAGTCGATACTGATCCAGTCCAGGTATGTTATTCATCTTCTCCAACTGTACAGCAACTTGAGCTGCTTCTTTACTCACTATGGCGTTTACAATTTGTTTCTTCTCGGCCGCCAATTTATCGTTCTTTTTTTCTTTATTTTCAGGTGGCGGAGTCTTCTTTTCCTCATCTGCCGGTGGTGCCGGAGCAACCAAAGATGCTTTCACATATTCATTGGATAAAGGATCGATTGGTTGCGCTGAATCCATTGTTAACTTTTTCATTCTGGCAGCATCATAACCAGGGCAACTAGGAGAACTTAACGGGTCATTCACACAAGTGTCATATTTGTATTGGTAAAATACCAAAGGATTTTGAACTTGGCCTTTACCGTCAACTGAAATTTGTCCATCACCCCAATATGCACTAGGAATATTATTCACAGGAACAACTTTAGTTATTGAGTTTCCTGGTAAACCAGACCAATCATCTACAGTTCTAAAAATGTATCCAGAACCCAATGCATTTTTGTTTTGTATCGAAACGGTCATTGGATCAGCAGTTTTTTTAACTGCCGTATACTGATATATTACATCATTGATAGTTAAACCTGTTACAGAAGGAATAACATTTGTCATTGTCCAATTTAAGCCTTGTTGAGCCGCATTGGAAGTGGTATTGTTTATTATTTCAGTGTATGAGTAACAAGAGTAGAGTAGCAAGGCCGCCGATACTAAACATTGTTTTAGTGTCATTACTAAATCCTTCCGATTTTTCTTCTGTATAACCAGGTTGAAGTGCTTTATTTGCTTTCCATGACTCTTTAGCTTCAGCACCAATAGTTCCATCGTACGGACATGGAGTTCCTGCCATCATCATTGCATCGAACACCCGTTTATCTTGACAAAGTGTGGATACAGCCGCAACTTTCATACCCATGTCATAAAGTGTTTTGGATAATTTCAGTCGTTCACAGTTCAAATCTTTTGTTGTTGTACCTGCTGAAATACCAAGAATTTGTGTTTGAACGGCACCAGCAACACCGACTGTACACAAGTCGGAATTGGAAAAGTTCATTGTTGGTATAATTGCAGACGGTGGTGGTGATTTCACCGTTGTGGTTGAATCTGAATATGAATTGACCGTACTTTTTGAAGTTGAATCGGTAACAATTGGCTGTGAGAAGGCCAGGCTACATTGTATAAATGCCAAAACCATTAAAATAAATTTTATATTCATCCATGACTCCATATATCTATTGACTTTTAATTGTCCATGTTGTACAATCAATCATAAGTATATTTATGCAAACTCAACCATTAGGAGAATTTATGAACATTATTGCTATGAAACTTATTACTGGAGAAGATGTACTTGGAGAAGTGCAAACAGAATCCGAAACTGAATTTGTCATCGAAAATCCTGTTGGTATTGCTGTTGTCCGTGGTCCAACTGGTCAACCAAATGTAGGATTTGCACCTTTTCCACTTCATGCACCTCAAGAAAAAGGTTCCACAATCACTCTTGCCAAAAAGAATGTGGTATATTATTATGTGCCTGCTGAAGACTTTATTACCAATTACAAACAAGTTTTTGGTGCAGGAATCGTTCTTCCTAACAAACAACTAATTGTCTAATGAATTTTTATACTAATGTACAATGCTTCGGCAATGCGATTCTTTATCGAGGCGTTATGAATGGTAAACGTGTAAAACAACGTATTGATTACCAACCATCTCTCTATATCCAGCACAAAAATGGTAAACTTAAATCTTTAGATGGCACACCACTTCTACAAAAGAAGTTTGATGACATCAAAGACGCCAGAGAATATGTGAAAAAATTTGATGGTGTATCTGGTGGTCCTAAAGTCTATGGTAACACACGTTACGAATATGCTTTTATCGGTGAACAACATTCTGGTATGGTTGAATGGGACCAAGATCACATTCGTATCGGTGTAATCGATATTGAGGTTGGTTCTGAAAATGGTTTCCCAGATCCATATCAAGCCAACGAACCTATCACCGCTATCTGTTTGAAATATCTAAATGGTATGACTTTGGTTTTCGGTTGCGGTGATTACCAAGTACAGGGATCAGAAATCTATATCAAATGTAAAGATGAATGGACACTCTGTAAAAAGTTTATTCAGCATTGGACTAATGATACACCAGATGTACTGACTGGCTGGAACACCAAGTTCTTCGATATTCCATATTTGATTAATCGCTTCCGTAAAATTCTCGGTGAAGATGAAGCCAAGTTATTGTCTCCATGGAAATACATCGGTGAACGAAACACCATTATCAATGGTCGTTCTATGATTGCCTACGATATCATGGGCGTTGCATCACTTGACTATATCGAACTATACAAATGGTATGCTCCTGATGGTAAGTCACAAGAGTCTTATCGTTTGGATGCCATCGCCAATGCCGAGATTGGTGAAAGTAAATTGTCATATGAAGAATTTGACAACCTACATGCTTTGTATCGTTTGAACTTTCAAAAGTTTATTGAATATAACATCAAAGACGTTGAATTGATTATCCGTCTGGAAGATAAGTTGAAGTTGATTGAATTGGCTTTGACTCTTGCATATGATACCAAGTGCAACTATGAAGATGTGTTTGCACAAACTCGTATGTGGGATGCATTGACTTACAACCGTCTGATGCAAGATAACATTGTTGTACCTCCACGTGAAGTACAAGACAAAGACTCTGCCTTTGAAGGTGCATATGTTAAAGACCCTCAAGTTGGTCTACATGAATGGGTTGCATCATTTGACTTGAACAGTTTGTATCCTCACTTGATGATGCAATACAATATCAGTCCTGAAACACTGATTGAGCCAGAAGACTACACGGATGAAATGCGTGAGATTCTATCACAAGGCGTAACCGTTGATAAATTACTTGTTAAGACAGTTAATCTATCAAATATGCCAGATAAAGTCACCATGACTCCGAATGGTCAATTCTTCCGTACTGACTTTCAGGGTTTCTTGCCTAAGATGATGGCTGAAATGTATGAAGACCGTAAGAAGTTTAAGAAGATGATGTTGGCCGCAAAACAGGAGTATGAGAATGAAAAAGACTCAACCAAAAAGTATGACATCGAAAAACGAATTGCACGATTCAATAATCTACAACTTGCAAAGAAGGTTTCTCTTAACTCTGCTTATGGCGCTCTTGGTAGCCAGTATTTCCGCTTTTATGATCTCAGAATGGCTCTTGGGGTCACTTCTGCTGGTAAGTTGTCTATTCGGTGGATCGAAAACAAACTCAACGAATACATGAACAAAATTCTACAGACTTCTGGTGTGGATTATGTGATTGCTTCTGATACAGATTCAATCTATATGAAACTTGGACCTCTGGTGAATAGTGTTTATGGTGCAGGTGGTACTGTTGGTCTGCCGAAGTCTAAAGTGATTGATTTCATGGATCGTGTTTGTGAACAGAAGATTCAACCGTTCATTGACAAGTCATATCAAGAATTGGCCAATTATGTGAACGCATATGCACAAAAGATGCAAATGAAACGTGAATGTTTGGCCGACAAAGGTATCTGGACTGCCAAGAAACGTTACATCATGAACGTGTATGACAATGAAGGTGTTCGTTACAATGAACCTGACCTGAAAGTTATGGGTCTTGAAATGATTAAGTCTTCAACTCCTGCGGCAGTTCGTACAAAGATGAAAGAATCTATCAACATCATGATTGGTGGTTCTGAACACGATATGCACAAGTTCATTCAAGAGTTCCGTGAAGAATTCAAGAACCTGCCTGTTGAAGAAGTATCTTTTCCTCGTGGTATCAATGGTCTTGCAAAGTATGCGGATGCAGTCACACTATATAAAATGGGAACACCAATACATGTAAAGGGTGCAATAATTTATAATCACAATCTGGAAAAGATGGGACTCACAAAGAAGTATCCCAAGATTCAGGAAGGCGAGAAGATTAAGTTCTCCTATCTTAAGAAACCTAATCCTTTCAAAGATACTGTTATCTCTTATCCTTCTCGTTTACCAAAAGAGTTTGACATTACCAAATTTATCGATTATGATACACAGTTCGACAAGACTTTTGTAGAACCGATTAAAGTTATCCTAGATTGTATCGGTTGGACAACTGAGAAGCAAAGCACACTTGATGATTTTTTTAGTTAAGGAACAATATGAGTATTTTAGATAAAATCAAAAAGAATAGTAGCATTAAAGACTCTGCTATTCTATCCAAATCAAAGTTCTTCACACAGAAGGACATGATTCCAACGGCAATACCAGCAGTCAACATTGCTCTATCTGGCAGTTTGAATGGCGGTCTAACACCAGGTCTTACAATGTGGGCAGGTCCATCAAAACACTTTAAGACTGCTTTCTCACTTTTGATGGCAAAATCTTATCTGGACAAATATGAAGACGCCGCATTACTTTTTTACGACAGCGAATTTGGAACGCCTCAGTCTTATTTTGATAGTTTCGGCATCGATACTGATAGAGTTTTACATACTCCTCTTACTGATATTGAACAACTAAAGTTTGACGTAATGAAGCAATTGACTGAATTGGAACGTGGTGAACACCTCATCATTGTTATTGATTCTATCGGTAACTTGGCATCTAAGAAAGAAGTTGAAGATGCCTTGTCTGAGAAATCTGTGGCCGATATGTCACGAGCAAAACAAGTCAAGAGTTTGTTCCGTATGGTAACACCACACTTGTCGTTGAAAGATATTCCAATGATTGTTGTGAATCACACATACAAAGAAATTGGCATGTTCCCTAAAGATATTGTTGGTGGCGGTACAGGTTCATATTACTCTGCTGATAACATTTTCATCTTGGGTCGCCAGCAAGAAAAAGAAGGCACCGAGATTGTCGGTTACAATTTTATTATCAACGTAGAAAAGTCTCGTTATGTTAAAGAGAAATCTAAAATCCCTATCACTGTATCTTTTGATGGTGGCATTAGTAAGTGGTCTGGCTTACTTGACATTGCCCTTGAATCTGGACACGTTATCAAACCATCAAACGGATGGTATTCTAAAGTGGACAAAACTACTGGTGAAGTAGATGAGAAAAAGTATCGCATCAAAGATACTGACACCAAAGAGTTTTGGACTTCTATTGTTGAAGATGAAACGTTTCAACAATACGTATCGGACAAGTATGCCATTGCAACTGGCGCAATCATGCAGGAAGAAGAATGATTGAGGGAATCGATTACTGCTTCATCTATCCTAAAGATGATGCAACTATAACCCACATCAAACTACTGAGCGGTAGATACAAAGATGTGGTGTTCAAATATGGCAAAGTTAAAATAACGGAAGAAGTTGATGGCCCCCATTTACATTTCGCTTATGATGTGTTAGAATCGCCAGATATTAAGTCTAAAAAACTTATGACTGATGCCGACTTTAAACAATTTGCAGGTGATATGTTGGTAGAACTGATGACTACCAACCTTGATGAGGATATTATAGATGAAACTAGAACAAACGATTAATTAATTCCACATTTATCAAAATGCCATTGTTTCATTTGAGGAAAACCACCAATTTTATTACAGTGGGGACATTGAATTTTTTGTTTTGGTTTTCCAATTTTAGATTTTGATATATTTTGTTTATGTTCTTCGGTTAAAGGCAAAACACAATTAATTCTAGGTTTTCTTAATAATAATTTTCTTTCTTCACTTAATGG